AAGCTGATAATCCAGTCACTCCACTTGAAGAAAAAATAGCACCATTAAAATACAATTCTGTTGGTGTAGTAATATCATTTACTCTATATCCAGAATACGCTCCAAGCGAAGATGATGATGCATAATATTGAACATATCCAGCGGCTCCTGCTGGACTGGTCGGCGCTCCATCAGCTCCAGAACTTCCAGCAGAGCCAGATGTTCCAGCAGTACCAGCACTTCCTGCACTTCCAGCAGAACCAGATGATGCATATGTTAATCCAGAAGAACCAGCAGTCCCAGACGTTCCAGAAGAACCAGCAGAGCCAGAAGTTCCCGCAGATCCAGACGTTCCAGCAGAACCAGAAGAACCAGAAGAACCAGCAGTACCAGATGATCCAGAAGTTCCAGAACTTCCTTCTCCAAAAGTTAATGCCGCCCAACCAGATATTGCAGTAGCAAAAACTAATTTAGCGGTATTTGAACTAATATAACGAATTGATTCTGGATAAATTACATCATAGTTAGAATCTACAACTTCAATATTTAAAGGTCTAACTCCTAAATTATGATTTATTAACCAAACAGAACTTGCTGAACCTTGAACATGAATCCAGGAACCACCATCTTGACCAGAAGAACCAGCACTTCCAGCACTTCCTGCGGAACCCGCACTTCCTGCAGTTCCAGCAGAACCAGAAGAACCAGAAGAACCAGCAGTACCAGATGATCCAGAAGTTCCAGCAGAGCCAGATGATCCTGCACTTCCAGCACTTCCTGCACTTCCAGAAGAACCAGCAGAACCAGAAGAGCCAGCGGAACCAGATGTTCCAGCAGAGCCAGAAGTTCCAGCAGAGCCAGCACTACCAGCACTTCCTGCAGAACCAGCAGAACCAGCACTTCCAGCAGAGCCAGATGATCCAGATGATCCAGAAGTTCCAGCACTACCAGCACTTCCTGCAGAACCAGCAGAACCAGCACTTCCAGCAGAGCCAGATGATCCAGATGATCCAGAAGTTCCAGCGGTACCAGAATCACCAGTTCTTGCGAATGAAGCAACAATTTCAGTATTGTTTTGAAAATTATTTAATGAAGAATCTAAAAATGTAACATCCACATAATACCATGAGGGATTTGTGGTATCAAATTCATTAATGCTGTATAAGAAATACTTTTCAGGAGCTGATTTATCATAAATTCGAAAATGGCCTTTTGGAACACTAAAAGCAACATCATCAATTGTCTGTAAGAAAGAATCAATTGTCGTGCCATCTTGATCAGTATCACTTATTCTCAATCTATTAGCAGTAGTGGGATATGTAAAAGCACCAGTAGTTAATGTAAATGCCAATTTACCCGTACCTGGATCATTCGTTGATTGATCTGTACTGTAACGATATGCAAATGAAGCACCCCCAAAACCACCATCATGTCCAGATGAACCAGAAGTACCAACAGTCCCAGAACTTCCAGAACTTCCAGCAGAACCAGATGTTCCAGATGATCCAGAAGTTCCAACACTTCCAGAAGAACCCGCAGAACCAGCAGAACCAGAAGATGCATATGTCAATCCAGAAGAACCAGCAGAACCAGATGTTCCAGCAGAACCAGATGTTCCAGATGATCCAGAAGTTCCAGCACTTCCTGCAGAACCAGCAGAACCAGCAGAACCAGCACTTCCAGCAGAGCCAGCACTTCCTGCAGTTCCAGCACTTCCAGAAGAACCAGCAGAACCAGAAGAACCAGAAGATGCATATGTCAATCCAGAAGAACCAGCAGAACCAGAAGTACCAATTGGACCATCAGCTCCAGATGATCCAGAAGTTCCAGCACTTCCAGCAGAACCCGCAGAACCCGCAGTTCCAGAAATTCCAGAAGAACCAGCACTTCCAGCAGAGCCAGCACTTCCTGCAGAACCAGTACTTCCAGAAGAACCTGCAGTTCCAGAAGTTCCCGCAGTTCCAGAAATTCCAGAAGAACCAGATGTTCCAGATGATCCTGCACTTCCAGCACTTCCTGCACTTCCAGAAGAACCAGCAGAACCAGAAGTACCAATTGGACCATCAGCTCCAGATGATCCAGAAGTTCCAGCAGAGCCAGAAGAAGCATATGTCAATCCAGAAGAACCAGCAGAACCAGAAGTTCCAATTGGACCATCAGCACCAGAAGTTCCAGATGTTCCAGCAGAGCCAGCACTTCCCGCAGAACCCGCAGTTCCAGAAATTCCAGAAGAACCAGCACTTCCAGCAGAACCAGAAGATGCATATGTCAAGCCAGAACTTCCGGAACTACCCGCACTTCCGGAAGAAGTATCCCCTCCTCCGCCTCCACCAGATTCTCCCCAACCACTTCCACCGGCCACTCGTTGGGCAGTTAAAGTGGCTTTTTTACTAATCTTTTTAACAACTTCTTTAAAATTATCTAACTCTTTTACGAGTTTAGTTACATCAGCATCATCACCAGATTCTCCCTTTTCTCCCATTGGTCCTATAGGTCCAATATCTCCTAAATCTCCCCTAGGACCCTGAACACCTTGTGGACCAATTCTTCCTGATATTCCTTTAACGCCCACTTCGCCAGCAAGCCCCTTTTCGCCCTTTTCTCCCTTTTCTCCCTTAGGACCTACAGTGCCTTTAATTTCAAGAACTTTAACTGTTTCACCAGTAACAGGATCTAAAATTTCTTTTATATCCTCTACAAGTTCTTCTTTAGTTTTTTTTAATTGTTTTTTAGTATAAGCAAGAGAAGTTGCTAGAACCTTACTTAAATCTAAATCTTTTTGATCGTCTTTCATTTATTATTCCTGCACTCATCTACGGATCAATCTACAAAATTTTCATCATCTTCTAAAACAGAAAAAAGAATATCATTTACTTTATCTTTAATATCATTTTCTTTTTTCGCAAATTCAAATTTTTCTTCAATCTTTTTATCAATATTTTCATTAATTTCTTGTTTATTGTGTGTATCTATTTTTACAGAATTGAACTGCATATTATCTTCTCCCGAAAATCTAGGATCATCAGTTTCTTTTTGAATTTGCTCATCATTAGTTTTAATTTCATCATCGGTCATCATTAAAACATGTTTTCTAATATATTCATGAGACCAATATTTTCCAGCATATTCTTGTAAATCTCTTAAAATATTCAATCTATCTTGCATAAGTTCATTCTGTTTTATTTCTACAAAATGACTATCATTTTCAAATTCATAATATATTTCATTTTTAATATTCTTCCAATCTTCTTTAGACATTATTCCCCTGAGGATCAACTGTCTTTCCATCATTTCATCAAACAGTAAACTAAATCTACTTTGAAGTTTATTAACAAATCGTGTAAATTTAACTTCATCTCTTGAAATTTCAGTAGCACGACCAATCGTATAGTTTGCTTCTGATTCAAGTCTAGAAATAGGAACACCTAGTGATTTATAAAGTTTTTTCTGAAAATATAATACATCTTCAATATCTCCAAGATTATTACCACCGGGCAAAGTTGTAATTTCTGTTCCTCTCCCACCCTCTCTTCTTGGCATCCAATAATCTTCAAGCATTGACATATGTTTTCTATCATCTCTAACCTCACCCGTTTGAGCATCATATACAAGTTTGTTTTTGTATCGTGTCATTAAATCACGCATGTATTGTTCTGCTTTTAACTTGGGTAAATTTCCAACATCAACATAAAAAATTCTTCTCTCTGGGGCTCGTGAAATACGATAAATTACGAGAGAATCCTCGATCATTCTTAATTGATTTAATGGTTTGATTGCTTTGTGTAGGTAGGACAAAACTAATGTACGTGTACTATTCATTAGTCCTGAATGTGTATATATAATCGCATCAGGAGCTATTTTTAAACCACTGGCGGCACTTGTAAAAGCAGTACCCATTGTCTGCCCCTGTGATTGATATATTCCTTTTTGATTATAAACATAATATTCCTCGACAGTAGTTTTTGAGGTACCATCAGATTGTCTATCGGTTTTCTTTTCACGAATTTTCTTTATTTTTCTAGGGTCTAATACTCTTAATTCGTGAATTCCTTTTTCTAGATTATTTTCATCAACAACAACATGATAATAAATTCGACCATCAATATACCATCTTTTAAAAACATCGTGTCCTAAATTTTGTAAATCTAGAAGTTTGCTTATTTGCTTAAATTCTACTCTTATTTTGTCTCTGATACTTTCAGAGATATTTAAGTTGTCTACATTAATTCTTACAAGGGGCTTGTCTTTGGAGGCTACAATGGCTTCATTAATTATATCATCAATGGCATTTTCTACTTCTGCTTGAAGACCCATATCACGATATCTGTTTATTAACTCAGATTCGCTTTTTATGGCTCCTGCCTGATCGACATATGTTCCATAAGCACCACCAGATGCTACGGTTAATGATCCATCTTCATATTCTGGTTCAGCGAAGGTTTGGGCTTTTACGGTTTTCTTTTCGGTTTTTCCGAGCGAAAAACCGAACAATTCAATGGGCATGATATTTCCTGAATGCGAGTGAGTAAAAATAATACAATACTATTAATTTATATTTATTCACTCGCAAAATCAGAAAATTGAGATTTTTATGCAGAGGCACCAATAGAAATAGTATCCGCTGTTCCTTTACCGCCTGTTTGACTGCTCTTTGTTCGACTCCAGTAATCATAAGAGAAAGTTACGGTATATTCTTCAATAGTATCGTTATCTCCCCAATCAAGAGTGATTTCTGAAAGATCAGTTGGAAACATACCATGAAAGCTATATGATGCAGTTACTTTTGAACTACCAGATTTACTAAATTGTTGAACGTTCCCCACTAATGCATAAGCACTAGATGAATCACCCGTTTGTCTTGTATTCGTAACATGATCGTTTATACCGTTCATCCACTTTTCAAATTGCGATCTTATAGCAAAATTTTCATCATTAATAACTGTTATTGTCCATTCTGGAAAAGTTCTATTTCCTGCTAATTTAACTTCTCTACCAAAATAAGGAACCACAACAGTTCCTATTGTGGTACCGGGTATTGAGGTCCCTTTAGCAAACAGGTTTATATCAGTTCCATTAAAAAAACTAGCGGAACCATGTGGAATCTTAACCTCAAATAAATTAGGTCTTTGACCATCATAGACCAGGGCCTGTCTAAAAGTTGTTATATCGAATGCCATCTATTTTCTCCTTAAATTGCGTTGACTACTTCAGAAAATTCAACTCCTGAAGCCACTGCGACAAAGTTTAATCCAATGAAATTAATTGATTTAGTCGGCTTGATAAAAATATCTCCCCTAAACTCATTTCTATTTATCACCACAGGTGTATTATTTGTGCTGTCACATATTACTTTAAAATCCTCTATTCCCCTTTGTGACTGAATATCCCTTAAAAAAGGTTCTATCATAGAAACAAAATTTAATCGTGTAAAATCATCATTAAATTCAAACAATAAATTTTCAGCGGCATTTGCTATAGCTTTTTCTAAAATAATAAACAATCTTCGTACATTAATTCTATCAAAAGAAGATGGCCTCGCTAACATTGTTTTATCACCAAATAAAATTTTACCTTTTCCAGGAAATGATGCTATTGGATTAATACCATTTATATACAGATCGTCTCTTTCCCCTCTATTGGGAACAAATGCTAAAAATTCTGCTCCTTTTATATTTCCTCTGGCAAACCCCGCAGGCGAAACATAAGGATTAACATTATCCGCTTGGGCGCAAATTCCAGCAACATCAGCATTGAATGGAATCCATCTATAAACAGAGTTATACCTGTCAAATATGTATT